ATTTTTCCGCTATCGGTTGCAACATTTTCAAGAAATAATCATATTGTATAAATTTTACTGTGATCTTGTAACCCTTGTCTTTTAAAAAAGCAATCTGTTTGAGATGAAAATCCATAGGAACCAGCCAGGTAATATTCTCTTCTGGTATTGCTCTACCGGTGAACTGTCGCACCATTTTACTGTAAGGTACATTACCAAAATCTGGAGTAAGGTTAAACTTGTTGTGTTCCCAGGCAAAGGTATCAAAGAGATCCCATTGTTCTGTGACCATTATTATCAAGGGTCGGATTATTCCTTGTTGCATCAATAGACACATGTCATTTGGGATCTGGTTAATCAATAAATCTTCTACATCAAACGGCTGTCTAATGTGTAGAGGCAAATAGTTTATATCGTCCTTTGATATGTTTTTATAATCAACATATGTGAAGTCTTTGAAGACATTCTTGCTTCTTTCAATGAGACGCGTTTTCGTATCAGGATTCATTATATGATGCTTGATAAATTTAATTGTCGCCATGTGCTTCTATCAACTCCTCTAGTTCTCTGTCTGTGATGACCTTGTCTAGCGTTTCCAGATCAGATTCTTTCCATGTTGGATATATCTCCTGTAATTTTTTCAAACTCTTGTTAGGTACACGTTTCATTGGTTTTATCCATGGATGGAACTGTTGTTGCAGTGCGCCACACATGGCAGTCAGTATCCACAGTAGTTTCTTGTGTTTGCCCAGTGCGAAGCAGTGTTTGTTGACACACTCGTTCACCATTTCCACGTAGTGTTCAACGTAGAACACGTCCTTTGACGACACGTTTGATGTGTACCTCATAAGCATGTACGGGGAATACAGCGACTTCTCTTTGTCATCAATCCTGTCGAAGTAGTCCTTGTTACGGAAGTCTACTGCTTTCAGTCCGTTCCTTAGATCAAAGAATTTTCTATTTTTTTCTGCTGGCATATTTCAATCCAAACATTGTACATTCTTTTGGCGTTACAAATGTTAATTTTAATTTCCTTTGTTTGTGATGTAAAGCGGAAAGTTTGATTTTGTGTTTTTTTAAAAAATTAAAAAAGTCATGCATCCATTTTTCATCCATCCATACTGCAATCTTATTGCTTGTTATCATCACAGGTGCTTCTATTGTGATTGATCTCCTACCAGACCGAGCCATAGTCCACCTGTTCACACTGTCTCGAGATGTCCTTAACAAAGTAGGCACAAATCGGTCTCGGTCCATTTTGTAATGGCACTGCCAACATCTGTCCTGACTTGATCTTAGGAAAATACCATTTGACTTCGGTGTAGATGTCTACAACATCAATTGGGTAGAAGTCCGGTTTGGGACTAGACAGGGGATTGAAGGTGAAAGCATCAAATCCTCTGTCATTTAGGCTTGTGATTGGTAACACATGCATTTCAGATTGTCCGGCCTCGCCTATCAGCATCTTCCAATCGAGTGGCATCTTTATCTTGTGATTGCCTATTTCCAAAACCGCCGCAGGTGCATTAAAACTTTCAAGGAATATCAAAGGTATGTAGAAAAAATCTGGATTGCTTGGATCGGAGTTGTCTAACACTGCAAATCGTAATTTTTCATCCACCCATTCTGGTATTTTCTCAAGTTTGTAAGTTTTGTTATCAAGTGTAAGGATTTTCATAATTTATTTTTTCTATATTATACGGATAATTGGCTTCTTTGTAAAACTTTTTTCTTGCTCCAAGATGTCTTTTTGCAAACTTACAACTACTGGTAATGTCCCATATCTGCACACTGTCCTTGTCCTCTGCTTTCCTTATTCCACGTCCTATACTTTGTATTACCCTAACAAAACTTTTCCCAGGTTCAATTAGAACAAGATTAAAAATCCTAGGAATATTAATGCCAACAGCGGCAACTCCATATGTGGCGATAATAATTTTATTTTGGCTAGTAGATACTTCATCATATTGCTCCTTTCTATCTGTGTTTTTAGTCGACCCAGATACAAACACTGCATCCTTGATCTTTTTTTCTAGAATTTCACCAGCTGATATCCTATCAACAAGTATCAGTGTATTTCCAGATGTCGCAATGTCCTGTATTGTTTTTGCTACCCATGTCATCCTTGTAGGATCCGTGGTTAACCATTTTAATTCTTCTCCATAGGTTTTGAACTGTGGATGATCCTGTGTCTGTAGCACATTGACATGGCAATTTGCCAGCACACCTTTGTTTTGTAATTCACTTGCTTGTATCCTGTTGGCCACTTCTCCGATGCTACATTTCAAACCCATAAACTCATAATCTGCTTTAGGCACTGTGCCTGTTAGGCCCCATCGGATACCACAATGGGCAAATGGACCTGTGAGTAATCTTTTTAACACGTCTGCTTTCGCCATGTGAACTTCATCAATGATTACTGTGTTGATACCTTGAATTGCTTCCAAAAAGTCTGTGGTGTGTTCGTCTTTACTTTTTTTTTCTAAAACATTTAACGATTGCCATGTTGCTATTGTGTTGAATCTACCTAGTTCCTTCCTGTCTCCGTAATACACTCCCACATCAAGATTGCAAGCAAGAAAGTCCTCCTCAGTCTGTGTTACGAGGCTTTTGTTTGGCACGATTGTAAGTGTCCTACCATATGGTTCGACCAATTGACAGAGAGCCGCGGTGATAATAGTCTTACCAGCACCTGTGGCTATCTCCTGTATGCATTGTGGATTCTCAATGAACTTGTTGATTGTTTCTACTTGATAGTCTCTGAGTTGGATGGGTTTTCCGGCACAAGGATGATTGTCCGGCCATGTGATGTGTGCTAGATAATCTTTGTCCACTGCTTTGAATTCAAAGTTGTGTTGTTCTCTGCGATCCTCGAAGTCTACGTATACTCCACCATCCTCTAGTATTGGTAGTATTTGATCTACTAAATTGAGATATGTGGTGCCACCCAGGCCAAAGAAACTGACCTTGCCATCCCATCGACCTAATTTTACAGCAGGTAAGTGTCGTGCGTATGGTATCTCGTACTTGAATTTGTTGGAAAGTCTCTTACGCCATTCGAGGCTAAGGTTCTCGAATTTTACATTTACTTCGTCTTTTATTACTAGCTTACAACTACTCATTCTAAAGTTTTTTTATAATATGATCATGCCAATCCCATCTGCTTGGTTCATGATCACTATAATACAACTTTTTTGGAAGATTTTCAAGTAGTCTTTTTAGGTTGTCGGTTCCGGTAGCATAATAACCGCCACCAAGGGCTACTAGTGATGCCTTTGGTTTTATTTTACTTTTAATCAAAGCTCTTGGTATTCTATTACGCACAAAAACTATTTTGGTATCCTGATTAATTAGTTTGAACTGTTTACTCATTTGGTGTAGTTCAAAAAGATTTTGGAAAAACTCTTCTGACTTTTGATTATCAAGTAGATATGTTCTTTCGCTGTGCCTGTCCACGTCCTTTTTAAAAATAGGTTCCTTAACGTCGAAACCCCAACTACATTGGTTGAGTAAATCAATACCATTTGATTTAAAAGCATTCATCCATTCCCAAAATTCTTTTACGTCTGCTTCCATGTGGATGTCGCCGCTTACTGGCATAATAAATGGAAAACAATCTAGTTCCATCATTCCTTTAACTACTTCATTCTTTGAAAAAGTTTTTGAATCAATCCATAACTTGTGGTATTTGTTATGTGCAATTTTGTAACCTATTGTAGTCTCTGCTTTTACAGTTATTCCATGAGTTGATATCTGCAAATTCTTCAATGCATCTACTTGATGCAAAGTTGGTTTATTTTTAAAATTTTTACTCCAATACTCTTGCATAGATTCCGGTGCATTACACAGCACAATTTCATTTCCTATCAAACGTGCAGACGGTTGCCTGTGTCCTATCACTTCCTGTTTTACTTTTTCATAATCTTGTAGCAGACTGTCGTCAATGAATTTGAAATCATATCTGGCTGCAATCAAAGTGAGATAGTATGCAGTCATGTCTGTGTGTAAAAAAGTCCACTTTTTGGTTTCTCCGTCATACTGACTGTAACCTGCAGGAAAACCACGCTTGTCTTTTAGATATCTGATAAGTTGAATCACTTTTTTGTGGTATGGGAATCTCAACTCGATCCTATAGACGCCGTCCTCATCTTTATACTTTTCTATGACTTTATCGAAACTGATCACCCGAAACTCTTCGTCATATACAGGGTTATCAAGTAATGGTTTTATGTCCATGCCGTGCTTTTGAAATTTTGTGAGATATCTTTTGAGTATGACCAACGCTAGTTTGGCCTGTTTCTCTGTCCATGCGTACTGTGACTCTGCCAGAGAGCTGACTGTTTCACGATCTTTGGGGTGTGGCTTGATTATGCTTGTATTTCCTGCCATGGCAGGATTAGCCCAAAAATAATCATTATATGCTAATATTTTAAGTGCTTCGTTAATAGTTTTTGGCAAATCTGTGTGCATATCAGTCATGGTGTTTTAGGTAATTATTAGTATATTATAGCATAATTGGTAATACAGTCAACCATGAAAAAAGTAAAAAATAAAACGGTAAATGTGAGAAAACAACTTAAAATTAGGTTGGAAAATACTGCGGTTAGATACAAGAACACAGTAGGATTTAAACCAACCGAACAACAGGCATATCAGTGGTTTAGATACATCAATAGATGTTTGTTCAACAGTAGATTACCAATGGTAGACATTCATATCAAGAAGTTGCACAAAGATTGGGGTAGGTGTGTAGCTAATTGGGACAACAGAAAAACACCCAAGGGAAAGTTTGATCAGCGTGTGATACCATATCACATTGATGTTGAATTTTATATTGAATTACATTGCAAATTTCCCAAGTGGAAAGACTTTGTTGAAACACTGGCCCATGAGATGGTGCACCTGTATCAGATGACATGGCTTAAAGATCCCTACAGTAACCATAACAAGAATTTTTTTGCCTGGAAGAAAAAATTTAAATTTGCTGGTCTCGACCTATCAAGGTGTTAACACTTTCTCAAATTCAGCGTAACTGATAACTTTACTGTTTCCCAGATCAGTGCCAGTCTGTAGATGGTGTAGGAACTCAGGCGGATTGTCATGTACGACGGTGTAGTTCACATAAGGCCTCATCTTCAGCATGTCTCT